TTCTTACCCTTTAAAACAACAAATAATCTATTATGAGATAACAAATCTACAAAAGTTTTGCAGAATATGTGTCAAATGGATAGTATATATTTTCTTTCATAATTAAGACTTGTTTTCTATTCCTGTCGGGTGTCGTATAGCTAACATGAACCCAAGCAATATTTCTTTTATCGTCTACTCCCTCTATGATTAATTGGTCGAAATCTAAATTTTGTTTAATCCAAAGAGCTATTTTTAAATTATCCTCGTTTGCATCAATGTCGATAGCTTCACCCCATCTATGTTGGCTTGTTTTTGACCCTCTTACAGCCCTATTAAGGGCTTCATTTCTGAAAAACGAGTTAACCTTAATTGGCTTTCCGTACCATTCGCGTACAGGCTCAAATACTTTCTCAGCTACTAACTTCATTCTTTTTAATTCAAAGTCGTTTGGCTTGTTGTCGATTCCACGTCTAACCGCCGTAGGGCTAAATGTAGCTTCCTTATAGCTTATGTGTTTACTTATGTTCTCCATCTTCTACTGTTAATTTACTTACACTCGCACCTATCGAACCTGCTACAACCATATAACCTGCAAGCGAAGTTATTGCAACAGGTAAGCTAATTGGCGCACTTAATAGCACCCCTCCAACTGCTCCAACAACTACGCATACATTTGTAATACGTTGGAATAATTTAGGGCTTTTTTTTCTTAATCTATCTTTGATTTTCATACGTCTTATTTATTAATCGCTCTACTGTAGTACTCAAATTACTAACGTTGTGAGCTAAGTTCTTAATTTCTTGTTGTGTCGTTTCTTGTATCAACTGAAATTTCAATCTATGCTCTTGTTCAAGTAAATCAATTTTACCCGCTTGACGGTTTATCTCGTTGCTTGCTTTTCTTACGTCCGAATGTACAAACCTCAGAAAGTAGCCTATAATAGCAATAAGACCCCCAAAAATTATGTTTGTTAATTCCATTCTTTATAAGTCTTTAAAATAAATAATCTTTTCTGTTTTGTCGGTAAATTTTAACAGGTAATGGTCAAGCACTCTGTATATAGTACTTATTTCTTTACCTTGGTGAATTTGCCCTTTAATAAATTGTCTTTTAGCCTTCATGTGTTAAATCTGTTTCTCCAGCAAATGTAGTAGAATAAATTGAACCAAAACTTTCAAGTCCAGAATTTTCTACAACTCTAACTTCTCCAGCTTCAGTCATTCTAACTTCGCCATTCGTTGTTGTACGTTCAATCGCAGCAGTAACACCGCCAAACCCGACGGTGTTATTCTGTACTGCTTGACCCCATCCAATGCTATTCATTGATAATTAGTTTTGTGAAATCTTCACTTAAACGAATCTCTTTTCCCTCCGCATCAACTTCTTTAACATCTAAAATTAAGTTAATCTCGTTGTTTAAATGTTGTTCAATCTGTTGTTTTTGAGCTAACAAATTTTTAATCCTCGCTTGTAACTTTTCGTTTAATTCTATTTCCATAATTTATATATTTTCAATTTCAGCTTCTAATATACCAAAAGTATCTGCCATTTCTACTTTAAAAGCTGTATAAAAGATTTCATCTTGTGCTTCTGAGTAAGGCAAGTCTGCCGTTAAACCTGCTTTAATTTGCTCATAAAAAGCATCTGACCCAGCATGGGTTAATACTTTTACACCACTCAGCAACAAAGTACCGTCTTCTTTTTGATATTCGTAGTTAACACCTATTAATGCACCCGTATAGTTGTTGTTTACACCTAAAATTTTACCTACTACTTTACCCGTGTAAGGTAGTGCTTTTCCTTGTTCTGCACAAGTTACATTTATTAATGTCTTTATCATTTTTTTTTGTTTTAAATTATTATGCTAATATTCCTAAATTTCTTAACACTTTAACAACTTGCTTTAAAGTGTAGCCATCAAAAGTGTCCGTATCTGTTATGTTTGTTCCTGCGTTACCTACTAAAGTAGCAGCTGTTACACCCGTTGTTTCTTGGTATAATTTAACTATTGCTCCATTCTCGGTTCTAAAATGCGGTGCTGAATTACCTGCTGTAATATCATTTGCGTAAACTTGAAAAGCGTCTGTCTGCCCTGCTGGAGCTGTACCATTTTTAATCGCAAACCAGTTAGTCCCTGTTGCTGTGCTGTATTCTGAATCTGTTGAATAGTAACCTAGTAATAAATGATTCAATCCACCACTCCTATAAGTAAAATCAGGTTCACTAACAGTGTCAAAAGACCCCCACCCAAATGTCTTTCTGTTTCTTGTCTCTAAATAATTAGCTAAATCTCTGACGTTATATCCCGACAAATTTACTTGGTTTCCGTCACCTGATATTGTAACCCCATAACCTATTGCAACACCTCCATTATTATTAGAGATAGTGTTACCGAATGACATTCCACGGCTTGAGATATTACGTCCAAAACCTATTGCTTCACTTGTAGCTAACGATACGTTATACCCAACAGCAACGCTTGACATTGCTGCGTTCGTTCCAAAACCAACTGCAACACCATTTAAACCTGCCGTGCCTCGAATAGCAACACCGTTCTCCCCATCTACTGTACCACCGATAGCAATACCACTAACAGGGTGGTTAACGATTCCGTTTATTGCTATTTGATTTGTGTTGCCATCTTGTGCAAGTGTTAAAATACCAATACCATTAAATGCAAACAAAGTTGCTGTATCTGTTGCATTCCTAAAAGCAAATATATCCGAAGCATTCGCACCACCAAATATTAATTTTCTTGTTGCTCCTGCGCTTGTTAAGGTTAAGTTAGTGTTAGCTATATTAGTATCACTTACAGAAACTGTAGCAAACTCTAAAGCTGTTTCTGCTGCATTTACTCTAACAAACTTTAATGTTTGCCCTGTGTAACTCGCTGGTACATCTGTTAATTCCGTAAAAGCTGAAACTCCGCCTAATTCATCCCCTCTAACTGACCTAGTCGAATACACTCCCGGTGAAATGTAAACTGATGTTTCGATTAAATCATTTGCTGCTATCGCACTTCCCTTGGCGGTCAGTTGTGATATTTTTTTGTCTGCCATTATCTTTCTGTTTTAAAAATATTTCTAATTTTTCGATGTTAGCCTGCTTCGGCTTACTTTGTCTTATAGCACCCATCCTCCTTGAAAGTTATTTGAATCCGAATTAACCCCACCATCTATACTAACCGAGTATTCAGGGAACTGCTCACTATTCGCGCAAATGTAATCTATAAGTCTTTGTGCATAGTGTTGCGCTGTTGACCTTTCACGTTCACATAAATAGTCAACTTCATTCTTACTTACACTTTCTGAGCTTTCGGCTTGGTGCTTGTATATCCCTTTATTGCCCACCGTATAAGCCATAAATGGAAGCCATTCAACCATTGTATAATGAATTAAAACAGGCTTACAGTAGTTAACCACCAAAGTGGCATAAAAGCCCTCTAGGGCGCTATCTTCAATGTCTTGTTTAAGTTTGTCTATTAACGCTGTACCTAGTAGTCTTGTTAGGTGTATATCTTGTGCCATTTTGATAAACGGAAGTAGCTTGTCGGGGTCTACACTTCCATTAGTCAAGGTTAATGACTTAATATCTTGTTGTGTTATAAGTAGTACTTCAGCCATTATTTGAATCTTTTATTAGTTGGTAAAAAACCGTTGTTAGGTAAATTTGTAGGCTGTACACTTACTTGATAAGGGTTGCGCACTTTATACCCTCTTTTCTCAGCTATCGAAGTAAGTATCTTTTTTGCATCTTTATTGAAAGGGCTTACAATATCCGTATTTAATGAAGCATAAACTTCGCGCCTCCATACGTGGTGGCAATCCCCACCGCCTTTGTACTTAAATAAATCGTATGTATCAGTCCCCTCTGGACCCCATTTAGGGTTAACTTTAGGGTCCTCACTCATTCGTGCAATATCTTCTTTTCTGTAAAGTTTATCAGCTTGTAACATAGCTTTACAAAATGCTCTTGTATTAGGTCTTATAAGTCCTGTGTATCTATAACGTGTAATATACTTAACATCTTTTACAATAGCATCTTGCTCACTTTTTGCCATTGGGTTTGCTGTACCTGTTTTAACAAAGTTTACAACTTTTTCTAAAGCTGTTTGTTTTGGTGTCCATTCCTCGCTTCCATCTTCATCGAATGAATCAATTAACATCCACTCTTTAGGGTCTAAAATTTCACCGTAGCCACTTAAATCAATCTCTTGTGAACTCATTTCAACGGGTGCTAAATCGCTCCCACCTCTTTCGGGTGCTAATCCAACTAAAGCCCTAATTTCATTCGCTGTCATTGATTCAATTACCTTATTAGCTACTAATGGAGATAAAGACTGAATTCCGTCGATTATTGCTTTAGAATTGTTATCTGTTAAATTACCTTGTGCATCTAATGGCTGTAAAGGTTTAAATGTTAAAATTAAATCAATTCCATTAAAATTAAGTACCATATCAAGCATTTCGATTATCTCGTCTTGGTAAGGCTTAATTACCATGTTGTCAAATAAGATAGCGGAGTTTTTAAGCTCATCAGCATTCGCACTAAATCCTGTTGTTGTAGCTATACCAAACAATAAAGGGCTTGTTACTTGGTGGCTTAAAAGAATCTTTCTTAACGCTTCCTCAGCTACGTATGCGTATTGTTTGTCTGCATCGCTTACAGGAAGTGATTCTACTGTTGTTTTACTTTCAGTATTAGCATTAAAAGAAACAATTAGTTGACTTCCACTTTCTCCTGTTAATTGGTCAATTATTTTTCTTTTTATCT